TTCAGTTTCACGCCGGGGCCGGTAACTGCCGATCCGGTGCTGCCGACGTTCTCGAGCATCGCTTCGGCGGCATCCATCGCGCCTTCGCTGCCGTCGGTCTCGACGTGACGCCACGGGACACCGAAGAGCTGCGCGTATTGCATGAGCCATCCGAGTCCGTAGACGCTCGCGAGCCAATATTTCGTGAGGGTCCGCAGGTTGGCCGCGTGGATCGGGTGCATCCCGCCCTGACTCCAAACGGCGATCAGGAACCGATCGGGCGGGAAGTCCTCAAGCGGGCCGGACGTGGTGCCTTTCGGCGCGACCATGAGCCGGTCGACCTCGTTCCCAGCGGATGGGTAGGCGAGGTATTTCGCCGGCACCGGAGCGAAGCACCGCGGCGACGCGATGCCGTTTTGCACGTGCCACACGATTTCCAGCACGGCGATGCCCTTCGCATAGGCGTCGATCAAGGCGCGGACCATGCTCTCAACGTCCAACTCCCAATACCCCGGGCGCGGGGCGTAGGATTCCATTGCACGCTCGACGGTTTCGTAGATCCGCAGCGCCTGGGGTGTCGGTTCTTCCGCGCCTTCACGCGTCGCCGGTTTGATCTCGATTTCCAGACGGGACACCGCGCCGGCCACTTCGTTCAATGCCTTCCGCAACCGTGGCCACGTGTCGAGCATCAGCCGGAAAAGCCGGTCTTGGTCCTCAAGCTTGCCCGTGCGGACGTTCCGAAGGATCGTGCGGACCTGCTCGGGCGTGACATTCGACAAGTCGAAGTCGTTCGTTCGGTATTGCGCGGGGACCGGCCAGACCACGCCTTTTCGCTCGTCGATTGTCATTCCTGCGCATCCTTAGCAACATGCTAAGGATTTGGCAAGCGCGAGGATTACAAGGCATTGAACCCCCGCACCGCCCGCGTTGCCATCGGATTCGCCTGCGTGCGGATCGCCGACTTCTCCGACATCAGCCCGGAGTGATGAGCGCCCAGCGCGATGCACGCCAGCAGGGCGTCGGCGCGGTCAGGTGACTTGAGGCCAGCCTTCCGCATCTTCTCCTTGTCCTCGATCCGCAGCTTGCCGGTGGCGTTCCACTCGCTCCGGCGGGTCGTGATCTGCTCGAACGTCATCGGGTCCAACTCTCCCAGGTTGACCTCGCCGCGGTGGATCGCCTGCGTCCCGGTGTGCCACACCTCGCCGATGAGGTTGGCGTATTCGTCGGAGTCCTTCGCGGCCTGCCCGCCGTGGAAGCGGTTGATGTGCCAGCCTTCCTCTGCCATCTGGCAAACGAAGCCGGTGCCGAGTCCGTCGGCGTCGCCGAAGATCTGGCCGGGCTTGAGCTTCTCTTCCTCGAAGAGCCGGATGAACTGGCGGGCGGCCTGCACGGTGTCGCGCTCCTGCCATGCCTTGACGACGCGGGCCCGGTTGCCGCGGCGGATCGCCAGGACGTTCTCATCCCGGCCGGCGGCAAAGTCGCAGAACGCAACAACCTCGCCGGCTTCGTTCTCGTCCGGCTGGCGTTCGAGCGCGGCTGTGAGCCGCAGCGGCGAGAGCACCATGAGCTCGTCGTCGGCGGTGAACTCGGCGAGGTGCTTCGACCGATACAGCGGGTGGTCCTCGCCGTATTTGATCCGGTCGAGCTCGCGCCGTTCCTCCGGGATGTGCGGGCATTCCGTGCTTGGCACCTTCCGAGTCCAGTAGAGCGAGCGGTCCTTGTGGTGCGAGTCGTAGAACTGGCCGCGGGGAGCGCCGGGTGAGGAAACCCAGAGTTGAAACAGCCGCGTGCATCGATCGAACGCCTCGAAGATCTGGTCCGGCACCGTCTTCGCCTCGTCAACGATCAGGAACAACGGGCCGTCCGGGTCGCCGTGCCAGCCTTCAGCGCGGCCGGCGTCGTCGGTCGAGAACCCCAGCGCGAACCCGCCCTCTGGCGTGCGGAGTTCGTCGGAGAGGAACGTCCACGTCGGGAACTTGTCGCGGTGTTTACGGATTGCCGGCCAGAGCTGGTTGGAGAGCTGCCGGAACGATCCCGACGTGAAGACAACCTTGCCCTTCGGGTGCTTGTCGAGGAACCAGAGGATGAGAGGCGCCACCAGCCGGTCGGTCTTGCCGCTGCCGTTGGCCGCGACCACAGACGAGAACTGCCCGATGCCGACTGACTCCAGCGCCTCGATCTGCCAGACGTAGGGGATGATGCCCAGCTTGCGAACGCAGAACTCGGTCGGTGTCATCTCAACCTCTCCTTCAGCTCGTGCAGCTCGATGAACAGGCTGATCGCGGTCTCATGCTCGGCCTTGAGTTGATCGCGCAGCGTCTCCACCTCGTGCTTCCAGACGGCAAGCTCGCGTTCCATCTGCTGCGCGAGGTCGCGAAGCGTGAAGCTCCACTGGCCGTCAGAGGCGGCGATTGCGGCGTCGGTGCGTGGGGTCGGTGTCATCAGTCCCTCTTCGGCGAGGAAGTCGGCAAGGTCACTCCCTCGGTGCGGATTCGGTGTCATGGCCTGCGGACTCGTTCCTGCGCGTCCTCGATCACCCGTCGGAGCGCGGCGTCTTGGTCGGGTGTAAGCTGCACGGCAGGCGCGACGGTCACCGGCCCACCGTTCGGCCCGCTGATCTCCTGCGCCATCCGCTCGCCGTAGCGTTTCGGATCCCACTTGGCGAGAAGCTTGAGGCGGGTCTCGATCTGGAGCTTCCGGTGCCCGAGCATATCCGACCGCTTCACCTGCATCCCGTCTTCACTCTGGGTGATCTCCTCACCGATGATCGGGGTGTCGGCGATCCGCAGCGCGTCGAGGGCGATCTTGTCGAAGCCGCGATCTCTCGCGCGCGCGATCTCGGCGGAAATCTCGGGGCTTGCATCCATCCAATCCCTGACAGTCCGGTCGCTGGGCATGGCCACGGGCGAGCAGATAACGGTCAGCGGCGTTCCCTCGCTCAGTCCATCGACGATGCGCTTGAGCACCGCAGGCGTCAGCTTGGACGGCCTGCCGACTCGCTTCTTGGCGGCTTTCTTTGCTCGCTTCATAGATTTCGCGCCCTCTTCAGCGCGTCAAGCGTCGGCCTGCCATCAGGACCGAGCGCATTCGGCCCCAAGCGTGCCGTGACGGCCGCGATAGCCTCCCGGCGTAGGTCAGGCGGCAAGTCGTCCACATCGGCCTCCACGCCGGTGTTGAGCTGCTTGGCGGGCGTGATCCCGAAGCGGGTCAGGTCAGGCGCGACAAGCACCTCGCCGGGGCGGACCAGCCCGAGCGCCTCGGCTTCCTTCCGGGACACCGGCTGCTGGACCATGTAGGAGTTGAACCCGAACGGCCCCCAAGGCACCTCGAAGCCCCCGATGTCGGCCGCGTTTTGGAACAGCCAGAACTCGAAGTCGTCGTAGCGGCGGACCTGGCCCTCCGCGGCAACGTGCCGATCGCGGGGCGTCACGGCGCCAGGGCGGCGGAAGAACCGGGCGGCGGGCCATCGGTTGAGCGTGCGCGGGTTCATGACTCGCGTCTGCCAGTAGGCGAACGTTTGGGCCTGCTCGGTGTTCGTGTTGAAGATGAGCTGGAGGCGGGCGTTGCTGACCACGTTGCTGATCCGGGTGTCCTTGAAATCGGCCGGCGTTGCCAGTCCCTCGGACACCAGCAGCGTCCCTGCACGCTCGCGGAACTCTGCCAGCCCGCCTTCGCGGTAAACGGTTTCCTCGGCGCCGGTGGTCGGGTTGATCACCGTCTCGGTTGTCCCGGCCTGCCAGTCGAGGAGCATGTTCCGCATACGGTTGAGAACCTTCGCAGAGTTGATCGTCGCGGAAAAAAAAGACCGTTGCCGGATCGCGGGTCCGACGGCTTGCCAGTCGGCTGAGTTGAACGTCGAAGGCGCGGCCTTGCGACGGATCAAGGCGCGGAGGGCTTCGAGGTAGGCGGTCATGGTGGCGGTGGTTGGCAGGCTCCCCAGTTGTCGCGCTCGGCCTGCGGCGGGCGTCAATGAAGGGCCTTGTGGCCCGCCCTCTGGCGACACTGTGGGATGGTCGGGACTCCTTCGGGTGAGGACGAGACTGTGGCGGGTTCGGGGTGGATTGCAAGGAGGTAACGCGGGTAACGCTGGTAACAAATCCGGGTTGGAGGCTAACCCTTTGAAAATCATGGCGGGAGGCCCTAATACTACTACTTACAACTAAAAATAGATTATTAATTAAGAGGGCCTATCAGGATGGCTCTGAATGGCTCTGAATTTCTCTTAATTTAATAGCGGCTGTCTCCCGGAAATTACCGTTACCTGTAACCCGTTGAAAATCAAAGGCCATACCTGAACAAACAACAACAGCCCGCAAAAAAGCCCGCTCCACCCAAAGGCGAAGCGGGCCAGATCGAGCCGCTGCCGTCAGAACGGGATGTCGTCCCCGTCGTCCGTGGCCGGCGCGGATTGCACCGGTGGAGGCGTCGCGGCAGGCCTCCCGATGGGCTTGAAGTTGCCGATGATCGGCCCCTTCTCCCCTGCCTCCCGGCGCTCCTTCGTGAGGTTGACGGCAGCGAATCCAGTGTATCCGTACTTGTCCGGGCCGTCCCGGTTTGGGATCAGCGTCAGCTCCAGATAGTGGGCCTTCTCGCCGACGTAGACGGCGTTGGCCTCGATGGGGATCGCGACGAACGCGGTGCCGTCCTTCGAGGTGAACGGACGCGCTCCGGTGAGCTTCAACAGGTCGATTTTCAGTGATTGCATGGCTTGGAATGGTAGTCAGTTGGCAGGCATGGCGTCAAGTTCGGTAGCATTTCGCAACACCGTGAGGACCGTCTGCATTGTCCTGCGGAACGCCTCGGCCAGCGCGTGCTTGTCAACGCCCTGGGCGTAGGCCAGCCGGATCGCGTGATTGCGGGCGGCGAGTTGCTTCGGGTCGTTCGGGTTTGGCCGATGGACTTGGGACGGCTTGCATCCAGCGGCCTTGGCTGCTTCGCGGATGGACTCTCGGATGATGATGGCGGTTTGGTTGATGGTCATGGTAGTAAAGGGTTGCCGCTGTGCCGGGCTGCTCCCTCGATGGGACCGGCATCAGCGGCGCTGGAAAGTCAGAACGGCACCGAGACGGCCCGCTGGCGGATGTTGAGGCCGAAGTTGAGCACCTCATGCTTTTCGTGTCCTGGCACCCGCTCAAGCTGCTGCCTCCACTTCGCTCCCGCCCACGGCGTGTCAGCGAAGATCCGTTCAAGTGCCGGGTGGCGGTTGGCGATGCTGGCCCGACCGTCCTTGATCAGTATCCCGTGCCGGCGGAGCGCGTCGCGGGTTTCGTTCCGCTCGGCGAGCTGCTCGTTGGATCCGTAGGAGTCGGACAGATTGGCGATTGCCACCGCTTCCGACACCGAGCGCGTCACCGGGCGGCCAGTGATCTCGTATCGGATCGAGGCGGCGAAGAGGTGCGATAGACACTGGTTTTCGTCATTGTCGATCTCCTCGGCCTTGAAGCCGGTCCAATCGCGTTCAGACATCCACTCGATGGCAAACTCCTCAGTAACAAGATCAGTCGATCTGAGAGAGTAAGCGCCAGCGAGGAGCGTCCCTACCTGGTCAGCTGATCGCTTATCACCGGTAAATTGAATCGCTGCCTTGGTGAAGGTCTCGGCGTTTGCTCGGAGCGTCTTCGCGTTCCGAAGTGATCGCGCTCGGATCTGGCTGCAATATCCTTCCTGCTGGGTTGTCTCAGACGCCAGAGCCTTGATAATGTCGAAGTGCTCGGAGGAGCCGTCGCCGCTGTTCTTCTTCAACTGCAGGACGGTGATCCGGCTAACATCAGCTTTCTTGACCGCGGCCACGCCGATTGACGCGAAGAGAAAGCATGACCGGACCATGTAGTCGATTGCCCCGCCGCCTGCGCTTCCCTTCGTGATCCGCGCCTTGCTCTCGCTCGATGCTTGGCGGGCGAGTTCCAGCACGCCTTCGAGCCGCTGCTGGCCGCGCGTGTCCTCGCTCTCGGCCTCGTCGAAGACGACTGGCAGGGCGTCGGAGCCGACCTTCTGGCGAAGGCCTGCTTCCGTGGTGGCTCCCTGTACGTGGATCGCGGAGTCGCCGACGATCGTGCTGATGACATTTGCCAGAATCCACGACTTCCCGGAGCCGGACGGGCCGGAAATCCACAGGTGCGGCCTCCACATCAAAGCGCCGCAGATGGGTGCGATTGCGAGCCAGCCGGCCAGTAGGTAGCCGGAAAGAGGCCGCTCCCAGCATAGCAGTTTGCATAGATCGAGGAGGCGAACCGCGGCGCGGTTGTCGGCGCCGTCGCCGGAGTCCACCGGGATTTCCAGCGCGCCTTCGTAGATCGCCCGGATTGCAGAGGAGAACTTAGGAATCGCCATAGATTTGCCGTTGATTACGAGACGGTCGCCGGCGTGGAAAACAACGTCGTCTTTATCGATCCAGCAGCCTCGGCCGCGGATGCGCTGCGGGTCAAACTTCGGCAGCGACTGGCTGCGTTGGATTAGCGCGTTGACTGCGCAGTCCCATGCTTTGCCGGTCATGTCAGCACCTTTCCCGTATTCTTCCTCCCATGCATTGAGTGGAGCCAGCCGCATGAGGTTATTCTTGGAATGGCCGCTGGCCGTTAGATCGACAACCTGCTGCCCTCGGTCCGGCATGTAGAAAAATGCGTCGCCCTCGACTCCGAGTAGACGGAAAGGCATCTCTGCGATCCTATCGTCTTCGTAATCCATCGGCGGCGGTGCCTGCAAAGGCTGCCACGGCTCGACCTCGTCCTGTGGCGGCTCCGGCTCCGGGATCGGCTCGGCCCGCGGCTTCATCGCCTCGATGAGCCGCGCCCTGTCCCAGCCCTCGGCGACGGCGTCGGCCAGATCCCAGCCGTCCATCGGTCCCGGTGGCGGGGCGATGATGCGAACCTTCGCGGCGATCCCGGCGAGCGCCTTTACGATGGCCCGGGCGGCCTCGATGCCGGGTTGATCGCGATCCGGCCAGATGTTAACCTTGCGGCCCGCGAGCGGTGACCAGTCCACGAATTTCGCGGCCTTGCTGCCTCCCGGCCAGGTCACGACCACGCCGGGACAAATGCGGCGGGCAGCGTCGGCGGTTTTCTCGCCCTCGACGATCAGCACGCCAGCGTCGGGCTTGGCCGCAAGCAGGTCGAGGCCGTAGAGCGGGCGTGGCTTCGCGAATGAGAGCCAACGCCACTCTCGTCGGCCAGTGTTGGACACCGCGAAGGAAAGCGGGATGATCTCCTTGCCGCCGGTTTGTAGATCGAAGCGGCAGATGTGGCCGATTGCCGTTCCCTCGGCGTTGCGGTAGGTCCAGACCGATGTCGGCGGCCCGAGCCGGAAGTGATGAAATGTTGCATCAGGTGCGCCGGCTGGCGCGGTGATGGCGGTCCACTTCTGGTCCGCCTGCCCGGATTCGATGTGGAACCGCTTTGCAAGCTCAGCGGCAGCCTCGACCCGGCTGATGGATCGCAAAGCAGACAGCAGCGAGATCGTATCCCCGCCGCCTGCATCGCCGGCAAAGTCCTTCCAGACGCCCGAGTTCAGGTTGATCGAGAGCGAGCGGCCCGGTTCGCCGGACAGGCTGCCGACTTTCCATTCGTGGCCCTCCCGGCGGCCTGCTGGCAGCCACTCGGCGACGAGGGATTCAAGGGATGAGAGAGCGGCGGCATTGATCGCCGCGAAGTCTAGTTTCATGGTTGGTGGTTGGTGCGTGCGGGTTGAGCGTCTACTGCGGCCTGCGCTGGCTGGCAAGCTCCTTCTGGTTCAGATTGTCGCCCTCGTCATGCCCTGCCTCGTAGGTATACCAACGGAGCGAGCGGGCCGGGTGGTGGTTGTCCCAGTGGCCCCGGCGGGCGTCGTCGAAGCCGGTCTGGAAGATCGGCTCCAGCGCCTTCCAGTGCGGTGAGCGCCGGAGCTGCGGGATCGTGGGCGGGACGGGTGGTTGTGGCATGGTTAGAGGGGTTCAACGATGCCCAGCGCGTCGTCCACGCATCGGGCGATGCCAGCAAGCCCGCCGTCGGCCTTCACGCGTGAAATGAAGTTCACCTGTGCATCCGTGGCGCGACCACGCTCGCCCTTCACCTCGATGGCGAGGAACACCGCCACCTTTCTCCCGACCATGTCCGGCGTCACGGTCACGGATCGCCAGCCGATCAGGTCGGAGCCGCCGGGGTTGGCGACTCCGAAGCGGATCAGGCGGCCGTCAGCGTCCTTGAGCGCGCCGCAGTTGTTTCTCCAGATGCGGACGCCGGGTGTCGAAAGCCCGAGCATGATCGAGCGGAGGCGGTTCATTTCATTCATGGTGCGGCGAAGAGTGAAGGCGATCCGTTGCGGCCTTGTCGAGAGCGCATAACATTTTTCGCCCACGCCTCGGGCGACCGATACCCACGCGCCCGTCCCAGCGCGATCAGGTCGTCGAGCGTCTGCGCGCTTCCCTGCTCCTGGCGCTTCTGGCGGGCGATTTCCTTCGGGTCGAGTTGCACCAACTGACCCTCGGCCTGCTCGATCTCGCGCTCCTTGCGTGGATACTCGAACCCGCACTCCGGGCAGACCGGCGCGGGCGGATGGCAGCGGAAGCACTCGGGGCATTGCCGGCTTTGCACCTCCTCCTCGTCGTCGGTCTTCCGCTTCTTCTTCTTCCGGCCCTCCAGCGTCCAGTCGCGGACATCCTCCGCGAACCCGTGGCGGGACAGGTTCCCGACGTGGTCGAGGATGATCGCCTTCGCCTTCCCGGGTGCCGGCCGCAGCACCCGCCCGATCTGCTGGAGGTGAAGCCCGAGACTCTTCGTCGGCCGCAGCAGGATCGCAGCGGTCACCAGCGGCAGGTCGAATCCCTCGTTGATGATCTCGCAGGACGTGAGGACATGCAGCCTGCCATCACCGAGCGCCCGGACGACTTCCCGGCGGGCCTCGCGGTCCATCGTGCCGTCAATCGTGGCGGCCCGGAACCCGGCGGCCTGGAACTGCTCGGCGACGTGCTGGGCGTGTTTGACGGAGCAGCAGAACGCCACGGCCGGCGCTCCCCGGCAGATCCGCGAGTAATGCTCGACCGCGTCGCCGGTGATCGTCGGGCGGTCCATCTCGGCAGCCAGTTCGTCCTGGGCGAAGTCACCGCCACGAGTGCCGATGTGGGACAGGTCGGCCACGACAGGAGGCGCGAAGTAGACCGGCGGTGCCAAGTGGCCACCCTCGATCAGATCGGCCACTTCCGGCCCGCGGATCAAATCGTCGAACACGTCCTTGAGGCCTTTGCCGTCGAGTCGCTGCGGAGTGGCCGTCACGCCGAGAACGCGAGCTTGTGGGTGGTGCTGGATGACTTTCCGCCAACTTCCAGCCGTCGCGTGATGCGCCTCGTCTGCAATGATGAGCGCGGGCTTGAACGAGTCGAGCCGCCGAACGTAGGTCTGGACGCTGGCGACCTGCACAGCGTGCGATCGGTCAGGAGTCCGGCCAGCGGCGATCACGCCATGATCGACGCCGAAGGCGCGGAGCGTCCTGCACGTCTGATCGACAAGCTCCTGCCGGTGGACGAGGATGGCGACGCTGTTTCCCTTGGCGCTGGTGCCCTGCGCGATGTAGGCGAACAGCACCGTCTTTCCCGAGCCGGTCGGGCTGACGACCAGCGGAGCACGTTTGCCGGCGCGGTAGGCGTTGCGCACGCCGTCCACCAGATCGAGTTGGTAGTCGCGGAGTTGAATCATGTGTGGTCGCCTTTCACGGCGGCGATGGAGTTCTTTGCCATTGCGGCGATTGCGTGAAGGGCGTTTGGATGATGCGGATACGACGCCACGGTCCTGATTACCGTCAATTGCTCAAGCAACTCGTCGCGCTGGCGTTCTAGCTGCTCACACACTTCAACATCCACGACGTATCGCGGCAAAGACGGGTTGAGACGATTCACGCGGCGTGCTGCCGTGCTTTCCGGTGTCGGTCGGTCGGTCATGTATGGTCCCCTCCCAAGTGATAATTTCCGCGTTCCTGCGCGACGATCTGCTCGAACCCGGACACGAACCCGATCGATTGAATCCGGTGGTCGGTCGGCATCTGCGGCCCGGTCGCCTCAATCTCGCGGGCCTGCTCTAGCGTGTGCTTGGGATATTTCCGCAGCAGCCACTTGTCGGTCTCGCTCAGTCCCGGTGCCCGGTCACGAAGCAGCCGAGCGGCTGCTTGCTTGGCCAGGGCGATCTCGCGGTCGGTCATCCGCTCACTTGCCCAGTCGTCGCGGGCTTCGCTGGCGGGGTCTCTGGTTGGGTCTTGCTTCATGGATTCTCGATGCTGGAAAGGATTCCGCGGATTCGCTCGACGCTCGCGGCCCGAGGCCGGAAGCGTCCCGTCTTCCAGCGCCAGAACGTAGCGCGGTTGATGCCGGCGAGCACGAGGACGCCGGAGATGCTGTGGCCCGCGGCCTTGGCGCGGGCTTCGATTTCGGTGGTGTTCATAATGTTGGAAAGTTGGCGCGGGCTTCAGCGAGGGCTTGTGTCGCGGAGTTTTGATGAGCCTGCACAATGAAGCGCACCAGCGAGTCGTCGGTTCCGTTAAGGTCTAGCTCTGCCAGTCGGGAGCAAACCTCCATCAGCGCGGCCCGGTCTCTTTCGAGGCGTTCGGCGAATGACGCTTCGTCAGTCTTCGGTGTTGGCGTGTTCATGGCTTGGCACGTTCAGAGGCGGGAAGCGCGGTCACGGTCTCGCTCGCGGCGGGCCTTGGCCTTGGCGTCGGCCATCACGGAAGCGGCGATAAAGCCGAGATAGAACGAGAGCAGGCAGCCGCCTGCGATTGGAAGGTAGTCGGTGATCATGGTGTCAGTCAGGCGTGGAATTTCAGTGCGAGCTTCTGGTGGCGCTTGCGAGCCATTGCGATCAGGCGGATCGCGGCGTTGCGGCGGGTCTGCCATGTGCGGCTTGCGTCATTCATCACGGCCGCCTCGATGGTTGCGGCAGTGGCGGTCACACACGGAGCGCAGAGCATCGTCTCGCGCTCTTTGCGGCCGCCACACGGGCAGTTGGTGTTCTCGTAGCTCATCGGGCAGCGAGGTTGCGGAGCTTCCGGCGGGCAGCAGCGGCCTGCTCGACATGCCAGAGCCGAGCGACGCATAGGCCGCGGCTCTTGGCATGACGGGCGAGCGACAGCCGGTCGGCGATCTCCTGGCGGAGCGCGAGCCGGTAGACGGTGTTGATTTTGCGGGTGGTGGTCATGGTTGGTGTCGGTTGGATCTCAGACAAGAGCGCGAAGTTCCGCCGTCTTGACTGGCTTGCCGTCGCGGTAGGCGAGCACCTTGTATTTGTGTCCGCCGCCTTGGAGGCTGCGGCCGTAGCCGGAGACATAAAAGGTGATTTCGCCGTGCTCGAACTGGGCGCGGCCGCCGACGTGAACGTAGGTGTGGCCGAAGGTGCGAGTCTTGATGACCTGCGCGATGTAGTAGGCGAGGTTGAATGTGCAGGCTGCGGTGGTGGTTGTCATGGTCTCGGTTGGTTGGTGGTTGTATCAGAGAGTCTTGATTGCAGCCTGCAACTCGTCGAGCGAGTAGCCACGAGCGAGGCAGGAGGCATTAGCGGCGGCGAGATTGGCAGCAGTCCAGCCTTGGCCCTTGGCCCACTCGCGCTCGGCTTGGATGCCTTCGCGGGTAGCCAGTGGTGATGCTGCGGCGGTGGCGGCAGCAAGCTCGGCAACCAGGCGCTCGATCTCGGTGTCGTCAAGGTAGCCGCCTTGGCCCTCGTTGTAGAGGGTGCGGTATTGTGCGCGCTTGGCAGTGGCGGCTTTGAGGTCGGCTTCGATCTGGGCAGTGGCGCGGGTGGCGGTCATGGTGGTTGGTGTCGGTTGACGGCGTGACTATGGGCATCCGTTGCATAAGTGCAACAAAAAAAAGCCCGCCCGCGAAAAATTCCACGGGCGGGCCGAACGGTCGCCGCAGCGGACCGCTATCGCGGCGGGTGGGCTTGGATGTTCGCAGCATCAACTCGCCTCCGTCCTTCCTGCGTCAGCCGCCAGAACGGCCAGCCGTTGCGGTTTGACTCAGGCCGGACGAGACCCTTGTTCTTTAGAACTCCGACCACAGCCATCGGATCCTTGCTGCAATGGTCGAGCGCAGCCTTGATGTCCGGCGACTGGGCCTTGCCGTTCATGTCAGCGATCACACCGAGGGCGATGGCTTCCCGTGCTCCGATGCCTGCGGCAGCGAGCATCCTGCCGGCTTGGATTAGCGTCTGCATCGGTTGAGGTGTCGGCGGCGGTCAGCGTATTCCGCCGATGCCATGTTGAGAGCCTGCACGCCGGCGACGGCGAGGACGAGCGAGAGCCACGAAGGCCCGGTGAGTCCTGCGCCGGCCAGAAGGACCAGCCCGCAGGTGAGGAAGACGCGAGCGAGCCGCAGGCAAGTGCGGGCGCGGAGTTGGTGGGTGTTCATCAGCGTTTGACCTTCAGGTTTTGAAACACGCGGAGGCCAGCGACATCCGGCAGCTTGCCGTTGCGCTCGAAGCTCTTTTTCAGCGCCGCGAGCACCTCGGCCCGCTTCGGCTCGATCCGGCAGAGCTGCGGGAACTTCGCCACGAAGGCGAGAATATCCTCCACCTCGAAGTCGATCTCCTCTCGGACGCCGGCAGGTGCCGGTGCGGCCACAGCGGCAGCCGCGGCGATCCGGGCGGCCTCCTCGCGCTCGCGTGCTGCGGCGGCGTCAGATTCAGCCTGGCGGCGGGCAGCTTCGGCCCGTGCCTCGGCTTCCTTCTGCGCAGCCAGTGCCTTCTCCTGCGCCTCGCGGGCTGCTCGCTGTCCTTCCTCGGACTGCGCGGCCTCGGCCTTCAGGCGGGCGATCTCCGCTTCATGCGCGGCACGCTCTGCGGCCTGCCGTTCACGCTCGATCCGTGCGGCCTCGCGCTGCGCTACCATCTCGGCCTCGTGGCGCTCGCGCTCGATGCGCTGGCGCTCCTGCTCGGCGGCGAGTTCGGCCTCGCGCTTGATCCGCTGTTGCTCGCGGGCGTATTCGGTGACGAGGCTAGACAGGCGGGCCTCTTCGGCGACAACATCGGCCACGAAGTCGGCGGCGATGCCGTCGATGCGTTTTCCCAGGTCGATGACCGGAGCCTTGACTTGCTTCCGGCTCGACTCAACTGCGGTGCGGACGCTGGCGAGCGATCGGAGCCGGGACTGCGCGATGTCGCAGGAGTCGGCGTCGGTGACGGCCACGACGGCGCGGGCGGCTTGGATGATGGTCGCCTTCTGCTTCTCGGCTTCGGGCGTGATCTGGATTTGGTAGCCATCTCCGAGGATGGCGAGTGCTGTGGTGCTCATGGTTGGTCGGTGGTGGTGGTTGACGTGCGAACCCTATTCGATGCGGACGGAATGGGAAGAAAAAAATCCGCCCCGGCAAAAATAAATTCACCGGGGCGAACGGATGCCGAAGCGGACCTAGCGGCCGCTTGGCTGGGTGTTCATCCGAGAGTGAGACGCGGCACTTGGCCTGATTCGAGCCGCGGAATGATTTGCTCGCCCACCGTTTGCCCACCCGGACCAGCGACGATGTGCGCGAGGAACTCTTGATCGAAAGTGACGATTCCGCATTCCACGGCTTCGAGCTTGGCCTTGATCGCCAGCGCGAGCGCCCGCCACCGTTGGCGGCATCCTTGCTCCCATGCGGCATGGATCGCGTCCGGGTGGCGAAGTTTTCCAGTCGGGCTGTGCGTGAACTCCCGCGCATCCTTCGGCGGCATCGGCAGCACGAATTTCACTTGGCGATTATTGACCTGGAAGGCGATCATTGCGCGATCATCCAGCCAGCCAGACATGAAGCCGGAAGCTCCATAGCGGTGCAAGGTGTCTTCGATTTCCGCCTTGGATTTGGCGACGGAAACGGTTGTTGTTGAAGCGTAGCGGCTCATTGGTTCTGACGGTTAGAAGAGGATGA